ATTCTTAGCTCCTTTAAAAGCGAGTTTGTGTTTTGTGGACCCCGAAGGCATCCATCATTATTTATAACAAAGCATAAAAAAACGGAGTGTTGAACTCCGTAGATTTTTATTCGGTTTTACCTATCAAAATGTTTGATCTACCATATCAGAAAGAAATTTTCCTTGGTAAGTAAAATATGCGGTTCCTCTGTTAGATCCACCTCTGAGATCATTAATAATAGCAGTCATACTAGTCTTTTTACCATTATAGATAACACTATTGTTTCTATCAGCAACAGTACACTTAATGTGTGGACTCAAAGTGCATTGAAGTTCTGCTTTTACAGGAATTCCAAAAGAACTGAACTTAAACTTTGATCTTTTAGATTTTTTCTTTATTGGTTTTGTAGGGGCAGATTTTACAAAGTTATAACTTAGAGTATTCTTTGTTTCTTTTTCAAATTCAAAATTTTCCTGCCTCTTATATTCATCATATGTAAGTCTTGTCATTTCACATACAAGTCGGGGATTTTTTACGTGATATCCATTTCCCAATCGAGCATCAATGCTTTGAACAGCATGATAAAGCATTTGATCGGTCAACCATTCAGCGTATTCCAATGATTCAGATTTCATAGCAACTCCTTTGATATAATCGAGTGTATCTCCATATTATAACATAAAAAAAGAGGAGTCGCAACCCCTCTCAAAATCTTATTCGGTTTCTTCAACCTTTTTCTTTTTGGACCCAATATTATACTTGGTTTCAAGAACCCAGTCTTGCTTATCTCTAAATGCAAGAACCTTAATCTGATTCAGTGGAGCAATATCTTGTATTTTATCAGCACTAACGATGCTAATAAGACCCCAATCAGCAAGTAATTGAGCAATACGATTACGTCGTTGGACATCATTCACTGTGATATTAGCATGTTTACCATCTAGTGCAAAGAGTTCTTTAAAATGCACAAGATAATAACGACCTTGTTTATGAAGGATATGACAAGATTGATAAATCTTTTTTTCTTTTCTTGATGCAACACCAATTCTTGTTAGTGTTTCTCTTACTTTAAGAAAGTCATCAGGTTCTCCAAGAACCACTTCAACCATCTGGTCCGGCGACCATTTCACAATAGGCTCTTGAACCACACTCATCTTGTTCCTCCAGTATCAAATTTTGATTTAATAAAATTAAGTTGTTCTGTTGTTAGGATCTTCAAAGCATGTTGTGCCTTTTCATTATTATAATCATAATAACGTTTGACATAATCAAGATCTTTGATTTTATCTTTTCGGAGCCAGGGAGAAAATCTCTTCTTTTTCCTCAGACTATTTAGCATAAAATCATACTGCATCTTCTTTGGGAGAAAATGATACTTGTTCATCTCATTTGCAAACATAATTGCATCAAGATGTCCGGAGAAACAACGGTTGATAATGTAAGGGGGATATTCTTTTTCAATCAAAGGGTCTTCATCAATCAAATGCTTCTTTGTTTGATTAATAGAATTGAGCCAATCTTTTAATTCGGTCATGATAAAATCATACTATAAGGATCTATTTCTGCGCCTAACTTGTCAGTATCTCTAATAAGATTAGCATACTTCTCATCAGACTCGGCAAGTCCCTGCTCACCTTTTGTTGTGTAATGAAGAACAACAGGATTAAAAAATTCTTCGTGCTTTTGTTCTTTGAATCCCATAGTCACATCTTGAGTGGCAAACATATCACCAACCAATTCAAGGCGACTAAAGATAATCCATACAGCATACTGATCAACAATTCGTGGATTTGGAATTGGCATCAACTCTTCACTAAATTTAAAGAGTTGCATCAGTTTAGTGAGTTCATCAAGACGGTCAATGATTTGATCGTGAAAATTATTATTCATTAATATCACACCTAGGCAATACTTATAAACCTCACGCTTACCCCCTAGGTCATAGATGGCAGCATCTACTTTATCTAAGGACTCTCTGATGCCCCTGCCACCACCTGTATTGGGGTCATGTCGGAATCCAAACTCCTCTCTACCATATACATCACGATGACAATAGGTGTCAAAAAGATACTGAGGGTCATCATAAAAAATAGTATCAGAATCAAGATAAAGAATATTGCAGGATCTACCTTCAAAGTATTTGAGATTATACCATCTATGAATTGACCAGGCACTCAACATATCATGGTCAAATCCATCCACAAAAGTTCTAAAATTTACATCATAGTTTGAGCAAAAATCTGGTGAGATAAAATTATGATCATCACAGAACAAATAAACACATATCTCATTGTTAAATTCTCTCAATGATTTAATGCTATGTTCCAAACGTTTTAATTCATGATTATTGATGTGTTCATGAACACTCATTTTGTATGAGTAATAAACAACGTTTTGATAGTCTTTGTTTTTTCTTTGGCGAAGATTATCTAATTTTTCCCGCATTGATTTATTCATACTAATCCCTCTTTCTTCAACTTGGAGAAATTATAACACTCTTCAAATACAAGTCTTATTTTTGATTTCTTATCATAGTTCATAAGAAGAAGTTCTTTTCTATCTTTTTGCTCACGCATATAATCACCCACAGATCTCATTGTATAAGTAAGATTAAATTCTCCCACTTCCCATTCCCGAAAACGGTCTCTAATCAATTGCGAAGAGTTATAAGATACAAGTTGATGACTTACAAAACGATCACAATCAAGAGCAAACTGATCGTGATTAAAGGACTTATGCATATCCCCCTTTCGTCCATAGAGATTATCTTTAATGTCATATGGAGGGTCTAGATAAATGAAAGTTGATCTATCATCTGATAAAAGATTTTCATAACTAAGATTAGTAATTTTCCAAGAAGAGATTAGTTTTGAATATTCAGGGAGTTTATCAATGCCTCGCATCGAGAAATTGCTATCTGACGCTTGCTTGGAGAATGAGCTGGATTCAGTGAGACCAGAGAAAGAGCACTTATTAACAACGTAAAAATTAATAGCACGAGATAAATTGGATGCCGAATCATTGTTTACTTCTCCTTTAGCATTTAAAAATAATGTTTTTGCAGATACTGGTTCTGGATGAGTGCTCTTAAGATGTGCTAACTGATCGCGCATTTCTCTACCATTATCTCTCAATTCGCACCAGAAATTATAGAGAGGTTCATATAAATCATTTACCCAGATATCCAAGTGTGGATATTTTTTTGTGATGTGAATGGCAACACTACCACCACCAAGAAATGGTTCATGGTATTTCTTATACTCCCTTAGATCAGGAATAAACTCATCCATTTTAACACAGGCACGAGATTTACCCCCTGGATATCTGAGGGGCGTCTTGAGAGATTTCATAATCAGGTTTATTATACTTTAAAAATTCCCAGAAGGTTAATTTCATTTCTTTCTGAGTCATACCACAATGTTTTGCGGCAGTAGGTAAATTCATTGTAGCACGAAAGAGTGCTTCATTTGCTTCATTTACATTCTGGGGAGTAGTTTTAACTTTCTCCTCCACCATTTTGCTTTTATCAATCTTTAGTAGTCCCATTAAAAAGTATCAGCAGCGTCTAAAAGTTCTGTAAGATAATCCTGAAAACTCAGTGTGCTTTCTGCCATTACTCTATATCCAGTTCCGACATATAGTTGTCCCAATAAAACTGATACTGTAGCAGTTCCCCAAAAGATATAGTAGAACTTGGACTTAACTTGACATCTTTTCTTTTGTTTCATAATTACACAATTAGTTTTTTAGAATCTGGAGTAATCAATTTACTACCAAACATTTCATTATATTTCTTACAGACATCCTCTTGGACTTCTGCAACATATACAAGATGAGTTTTAGAGATCGTAATCTCTGGGTTGTCTTTACTAATCACAGTTGCCCATGGAGCAAATCCAACACCATTATTTGTTGGAAGAACTGCAAGACCATTTTGGACTGTGATAGTGTCTTCTGTTTCGGATAGAAGTTCTGCAATAACTTCTTCTCCGGTCACAATTCGTAGCAGTTTCACATCAATCATTTAAATTCACACTCCATACATTATAGTTATAATGAAAATATGCATTGGCAACCATACCAGCCATAGACAACCAATAAACAAGTATTAGTGCTGTCCCAAATGACCACATATTGCCAGTATACTTAACAAATATATTATTTCCTTTTTGAACTTTTGCCTCAGTAACAATATTAATGTTTTTCATTGAAACTCACACTCCACCATAATCTCAGTTAGACATGCCAACATGTTTATCTCCTGGTCCGCGACGAATGCCGACTGATACTGATACTTAGCAAGCACAAGCACAGCAGCAGGAACGCTATTGTTTTCAAGGGAAACATAAAGAGCATCGTAAATACGACGCAAAAGTACAGTAGTATCATTATCCATGTTAGATACCACCCACTTCCGAACTTCCGGGAAGTTCTTTTCTTTGAGATTTTTGAGGAGATCATTTACGGCAACATCAGAAAAAGTAGCAAGGATACCAGCATCAATCTTTCCACTGACAGAATAACGCTGGCACTCATTCAAGACACGACGCCAATCAGGGAAGTGCTTGTTGATTAATTCTACCAGGACCTTGTTATCATATTCAACACCTTCTGCACCCAAGATTTCTTGGATTCTTTTGAAGAACTGTGCGGCAATTGTTTGTCTATCTTTTCCTTTGATTCCAAATTCAATGACGGCACATCTTGAGTGAAGAGGTTCAACAATTCGGTTTTTAAAGTTACATGTAAAGATGAACCTGCAATTATTACTAAACTCCTCAATAAACGCCCGTAAGAGGAGTTGTACGTCGTTCGTTGTGTTATCTGCCTCATCAATAATGATGACTTTGTGTTTTGCAGTTGCTTGAAGTGATACGGTCGAAGCAAAGTTTTTCGCATTGTTTCTGACAGTATCAAGGAAGCGTCCCTCATCCGATCCATTGATGACATAATAGTCTACTCCCAGTTGGTTACACAGTGCTTTTGCTACCGTTGTTTTACCACATCCCGCAGATCCCGCGAGAAGCATATTAGGTATCTCACCTTTATCTAGGAACTTTTGAAATGTTTCTTTGGTATTCTCAGGAAGAATACATTCTTCAATTGTTTTGGGTCGGTATTTTTCAACCCAAAGGAATTCATTACGCATAATCAAAAAAGTAATTTACTAAAACTAATCACTAGAAGGAATCCTAGCATTATAACAACATCCCAAGATTTTGTCCTTATAAAGTAAGGAACTGAAATCATATCAGCAACGAAGTGCAATAAAACTCCAAGCGTTATATTGATGTGAAGAACAACAAAGTATGCAGTAATCACTAGGATACTGCCGGTTATTCTCATTGGAACATCAACTTTAATCATTTTAAAGGTCTAGTAAAGATTTCCGAAACTAAGTCTGTTGCACCCATTGCTTCATACATATAAGTCGCAGCAGATCTGGGATTTGTATGGTCTCCACAAGTAAAGACATCACATACTGCTATACCATTCTCCGGCCATGTATGAATACTAATGTGACTCTCTGCAAGAAGTGCTACGGCAGTTACACCATGAGGTTCAAACTTATGAGATGAAATATCCAGCAATGTGCTTTCGGCAAGGTTTGATGCATTTGCCAACACATTGCGAATGTGTGCTTCATCATCTAGCAATCCATATGGACACCCCTTAAGGGTGAAGAGAATGTGTTTCATTTATATCCAATCTGGTTTTCTGGATGGGATACGAAGATAATTATCTTTTACCCATGGTTTAGATGAAATATACATCTTGTAAGCAGTGAAAATATCAATGCTTGTATCATACTTAAATTCATCAGGTCCTGCGAAGACAAAAGGTGTTGTATCCTTTCCACTGCGACCTTGAGGATCTGCCGTAGGAAGTATCTCTTTTGCTGCTAGAAGGGTCTTCTGACAGGTGTGAACCTTACCGTAACGAGCAGTGTATTCATCACACATAGCAAGTCCATGAGCAAGCAACCACTGCCAATTGGTTACAAATTGATTTGCCCATTTAGTGCAGGGGTGATTACGAAAGGCACCCTTCTCAGTAGCATAGGCGCTGCCATCTGCCTTAGGAAGACTACCGAAGTTATGACCCCATTTGTCAGAGCATACAATGGCAAGCATCTGACAGGTCTCTAAGGGCATCTTGACAATATGTTTGTCGGGGAGAACCCTAGCACACTCCCATGGGTCGGAAGAAGTCACAAAGATGTTCATATCACTCAAATGTAGAATCAGGTTCCAGAGCAATATAATAAGTCAGATCATGATTTTTAGAAGTGAATCGTGACAAAAGTT